TCACTTTGGCAAATCGCTGTTGTTGTAGTGCGTCAACCCGTTTCTTATACCTGCCGGAACACCAGTCTGCGACGTCTTATTCGGCTTAATGAGCGGGACATTATTCGGTATCACGTTCCCACTTTTATCCAAATACTGCCCACTAGCATTCTCCACTCTAAAATAATTCCCAGCGTTGTCGTATACGACAGAATTGCCAGTCTCCGGATTTGTGTAAACCGTTTTCCCCGTACTCGTGTATTTGATCTGAGGATTCGGGCCAGCAATCTTTGCTACAGTGCCTTCCAACGATTCACTCGACCAGTTACCGCCATGAGTAGCCGCTCGCGCTGCGCCGTCCGAATTGGACACAGGATTGTCAACATATTGGCTGTTTTCGCCCTTGTTCAGAAGGGCATTCTCCGACATATTGCCAGACACTGACAACGACGAGCCTGCCATCTGCGCTACCGATGAGTTCACCAGCACAACGCCCGGACTCGCCGTAGGCGGCCTACCACCACCAAACCCACTAATCGCGTTCAGCCCGTTGGCTATACCCTGCAGTACCAGATCGAGCGCTGTCGTCTTCTTCCGGGGCGTGCCTTGTCCACTGGCCTCTTCAAGCGTGTCGGTATCCGTGTGGTTCCACTGGTTATACAGGTTGACGTTCGAAGCAGTGGCTGCGCCCGCTGATCCACCCACCAGCCAACCTAGCGCACCGACGAGCACATTGCCTGACACCTTCCCAGCAAGCATCGAATCCGTCGCGCCAGCCACCTCCTTTGCAGCCTGCGCTGTCTGATCGGCCAGCAATGCCGCCAATCCCGCTCCAGCCGCCCCCTGCGCCGCGCTCCCGATTCCACCGCCGCCCAAGCCGCCGATGAGCGCTCCGCCCGCAATATGCAGATAAACTCGGTTAGTTCCGCCTTCGTCCCACGAATCAGCTTCGGCTTGATAGGCAGCTTGCGCCGTCGTGTCGCCCGACGCCTTAGCGGCATTGGCTGCGCGTTGGGCCTCTTTTTGCTTCGTATCGGCATAAGCCCCGATGCCTTGCGCAACGACCTGACCTGCCGCCTGCGTCGCATTCATCAGGTCAGCCTGCTGATCCAGCAGGTGTTGCACGTCCGGCGTCTTCGAAACGCTTCCGTTCAGATTCGACGTGTCGCGGTTCAGGTTCGCCAAGTCCTGCGTCTGGCCGGTCGGATTCGTGATATTGATCGCGCCCGCGCTGACACCACTACGCGTGGTCGCATGCTCGTTGCCGCCGTCCGATTGCGAAATCATCGGCGTCACGCCACCCGAACCGCTGACCGATCCTGGCCCGATTGCCTTGCCGGTGACGCCGACGCCGGCACCTGCGCTAAGGCCGCTGCTGTCCGCGTTGTAGGTCGAATGGTTTTCGATATCGCGATACGTCAGCGTGCCTGTCGTCAGCGTGTTCTTCGACGGATCGGCCGTGCTGGCGATCGCCGCGCCCGTCAGGTCGGTATTACCCTTGACGTTCACGTTGAAGCCGCCTTCACCAGCCTGAATTCCGGCCTGTTCGTTCACCCCTGCGTAATCGCCGTTTGCGTTGCCGTGGGACGAACTGAAGCTGGCGCTGCCACCGCCCATCGTACTGACACTGATACCGCCGCCCACACTGCTTTGATGCGCGCTGCTGACGGTCGTGTCCTGCACGCTGCGCATGTTCAGGTTGCCGCCGACGTCGGCGGTAACAGTGCGGCCGGATACGGTCGAGCCGATGACATTGGTATCGCCGCCGCTGATCATCGTGACGCTGTTCGCGCCGGTCACATGCGAATTGTTCTGCATCGCCGCGTCGCTGTTGCCGTCACCATGTGCACGCGACATCGACGCCGAAACCCCGATGCCATTCGTGCCGATCGAGACGCCAACGCTGCTGCCCGACGACGAATTCGAACTGCGCGTCGAATCCGTGTTCGTCGTGTTTTGCAGATCAATCTGATTCTTCGCAGCCAACAGCACATCGTTGCCAGATACGTTCGAACCAGCAACCGTAATATTGCCGCTGCCCGGTGTTCCGTTACCCGTCGCAATCAACGCAGTCGTACCACCGGCCGTCACACTCGATCCGCGCTGCGTCGTCTGGTTTTCCGACGTGTCAAGACGGCTATGGCTCGATCCGACGCTGACTTGAATACCGATGCTCGGCGTACCACCGCCGGCCAACGCGCCGCCGGTCAGTCCAGCCACACCCATCGCAGCATTACCAGCCGCCGCAATCGCGTGCAGGGCTGTCGCACGGCTATCGCCGGCACCGCTCTTTGCCGCCTGCGCCTGTTGATACGCGCCATTAATGGCGTCGCCGATGCTGCCCGACAAACCAAGCGTGACACCACTGCTGCTTGTCGTCTGGCTATGCGTCCTGTTTCCAGTATCGGTCGCGGAATCGATAACGACATTTGCAGCCTTGCCCGTCAGGTCTTTTCCTGCAACCAGATCGCTTCCTGTCACGTGCAGGGTATTTCCGGCGCTGATACTCAGGTTGCCGTTGATCGAGCCGACTGCGCTTGCATTGTTCGTGACGCTCGATGCCTGATCCGTGGTCGCGAGTTTGTTGTTGCCGAACGAAACCGTCAGACCGCTCGTCATCAAGCCCGATTGCTGCTTCTGATAGTAGCTGGACGATTGCGTTGTATCTTGCGAGGTCTTGATATTCACATCGCGCGCCGCGTTCAACGCCACATCGTTGGTTCCGACGATCGTGCTACCCGCGACGTTGATGTCTTTCCCGCTGACGATATTTACACCATCGGCCGAGATCGTACTGCCGCTGCTGATCGTCGTAGTCTGGTCGATTCCGCTTGCGATCTTCGTTCCGCTCAACACACCGCTACGGCTATGCGTTTCGTGCGAACTGTATTCGTGCGTCTCCGTCGCCGCGCCGACGTTCACGTCACCGGCCGCCAGCAGATTCGTGTTGCCCTTGTCGAGACTGATCGTGCTGCCGGAAAGCGTAATGTCCTTGCCCGACACGATATTGACCGTGTCGCCGCCTTTCAGCGCCGTGCCGGTCACGGTTTCATTCACCGCATGCAAAGTCGCCGCCGAACTGCGGCCACGACTGCTGCTGGAACTATTGCTGTCGATGGTGGACGTTGCGCTCGCCGCACCAAGCGACACATCGCCCTTCACGGCCACCGTGCCACCTTGCCCAAGATCGATCTGCGCGCCCGTCGCCGTCAGGTCGCCGCCGACGCCGATTTGCGACACGCCGCCGACCTTCACCGAACTGCCGACCGCCTGATTGACGTCCACGTCCGACACACCATTTGCGCGATGCACGACCGTGTGCTCGCCGGTTCGCTGCGCACCGAGATTCCAGTTGCCCGCGACCTGCATCCCCAAATTGCCGCCGACGTTCAGGTCTCCCGCGTTCTGCTGGAAATTCCCTCCAGTCACGATCGCCGCATTGCCTGCGACATCGATTTTCGCCTGCGGCCCGAGCGTCGTCGTGATGCGCGCTGCGCCCGTGTCGTTGACTTGCTTGACGGTTTTCGCTGCGGTCTCGAGAATCAGGTCTTTCCCGGCGTCCAGCTGCAAGCTACCGGCCTTCACGTTCGCGGATGTCAGATCGACGTCGCCCGTCGTCGTCAGCTTCATCAAGCCGCCGCTTTGCAGCGCGCCGAATGCGTTGTCGATCTGCTTGCCTTCCACCGACAGCGTATTCGCCGCCTTCATCGTGCCGCTGTTCGTGAACGTTTGTGCGTTCTTGAAATCGATGTCGTTCGCCGCGATCAGCGGACCATGCCAGTTTTCCTGACTGGCTTTTGCCAGATAAACGACCGGCACCAAGACCGACTGTCCGCCAACGACGCGCGTCTCCATCAGGATCACGTTGCTCGTCAGTTGCGAAACCTGTTCAGGCGACAGGCTCATGCCGAGCGGAAGCTTGAGCGACTTCGACAGCGATGCACCGGCCGCCATCAGCGATTCGTACATCGACTGCGTATCCGTGTACGGTCCCAACACGGCCTTGCCCGTCAACGACGTAATTTCGTTGCGTACCAACTGCTGCTCGTAAAAGCCGTCGCCGAGCCGCTTCGGAATGTGCGTCAGGTCAACGCCGATCTGCTGGAAGAAATAATCGCTCGAAATGAAATTCTTTTGGTTCGTGAACGCCGGATTGGTCTCGATGACGTACGGTGCATCCGGCGCAATGGTCGGCTTGAACAGCCCGCCTTGCGCAAGGGTGAGATTGTTCAGGACGTTGAGCGCAGTCGCGCTCGCGATCACCGGATTGACCATCGTCGGCGTGGTGCCGTGCACCGCGCCGGAATTAACGGGCAACGACTGACCGGCCACCAGTCCAAGCGACGGAATCGACGCGTTGCCTGCGGTGTTGTTGATGCTCACGCCCGTACCTGACAACGTGCCGTTCGTGACGAGCGTCGATTGATAATCGGGAATCTTGAATTCCTTCACATCGGCCGGACCATTACATCCTTTATCGCAGAATGAATATGTCCAGTCGTGTTCGCTGTTGTCGTAGTTGTTGTAGTGATAATGCCCCGAATAAGTGACTGTCAGACTTGGCGCTTGCTGTCCCGATGCTTTCCAGCCGTCCGCATCGTAATTCGCAGGCATTTCGATGCCATTGACAGCGGCAATATTGCTCCAATAGTTTTGAAGCGTGCCAACCGACGATGCTCCGAGTTTTCCGCCCGAAACAATTTGGCCAGCAGGACTAATGTCTTTTACCGTATTTGCAGCCGCGACACCTGTATAGGTCGTGCGTTGATACCTGCTATTCCATTGGCCTTCATGGGGCGGATCAATAAAGATTCCGCCGATTTGCTTCCTCAATTGTTCGATGACAGAAGGATCAGCCTTTGCAAGATCAATCCCCGGAACATCATATGCGCCGTTGCATGCGTCCGTGAAATAGGCCGCGCAACCGGACATGCTGATGCCAAGCTGTTGCAACCACGCCGGATCGACGTTGCTGGTATAGCCGGTCGTCGTCATCACGCGACGCGTGTTCGCCACCTGATCGGCATGCAATTCCATATCGCCGCCGGATTGGATCAACGCAGACTGGTTACGGATCAGTGCTGCATGCGTGTAATTCCCGTTCGCATCCTTGCCACCGGCCAACACGACCTTGCCCAAGCTGTAAATGGCCGTCTGCGCCATCGCGTCCGTCGCAGTCGTATCGTCACGGTTTTCGATATCCCGCGATAGCAGTTCGAGCGTGCCGTTGCTATCCGATGCACCAATTAACGCAGTCGGACCGATGTTCGACAGTGTGCTGTCGGCAACGAGCGAAGCACTGCCACCAACCATCACACCGGTATTCGTCAGCGTATTCGAATGCGTTTTCAGCAGATTCCCGGCCGCGATTGCGCCGCTGTTCACGATATCGCCTGCGTGGATGGACAGGTTGTTGACCGATTGCAGGCCCGCACTGTTGGTGAACGTGCCGGGCAACGTGAACGCGAGATCATGACCCGCGCTGAATTGGTATGCCGGCGTGCTCGAAAAATCGCCCTGCAGATTCAGCGACGCATCATGGGCCGCACTGTACGTGCCGCCACCAAGCAGCGTGCTGGCCGATACCGACAAGTCGTGCGTCGCACCGATTTTCCCGTTCGTGTTCGTAATCGCGCCGGTCGTTGCAATGTCGACATTGCCATCGGCGACGTTGCCGATTTTGCTATCGGTGTTGTCGAGCGTATCGCTACGCACCTGAACGTTCGCCCCGCTCAGCTGCGCTCCATTCGTATTGACGATCGAAGCAGCTTGCGCGGTCACGTCACCGTTACCGGTGATCGTGCCTGCGCTGTTGAGCAGTTGACTGCCGCCTTGGACCGATGTCGCGCCGGTACCAAAATCCGCAATCAGCCCGCCCGAATTCTGAATCGATGCTGCTTGTACCTTCAGCGTGCTCGTATCCGGACGAGCATCGGTGCCCGCTGCAATTTTCCCGTTCTGGTTGTCCAGCGTGCCGCCGCTCGTCAACGACATAGCCGCTTGCGAGCGAATCAAGCCTTGCGAGTTCGCCAGATTGCCCGCGATGCTCGCGACAATGCCGTGACGCGCCGCGAAAGTCCCTTGCGCGTTGTTCCATGAACCTGCTTGAACAGCGGCCTGCCCATTGGTAACGACGGAGCCACCGACATTGCTGAAAGCACCTGTGCCGTTGCCCGGCTTCACCGTCAGCGTGCCTGATCCGCCATGTGTGATCGTGCCGCCGTCGTTCAACAACGTAGCCGATGCAAGCGTCAAGTCCGTGCTGTTGGTCTGCAGCGTGCCGCCTTGCGAATTATCGAGCGTGCCGGACACATTGACCGCCATCGAACCGGTCCCGGTCTGCGTGATGACGCCGTTGTGATTGACAAGATTGATACCATTCAACGCAACCTGCGTCGCTTGTACCGTGCCACCGCTGTTGTCGATCGTGGTGCCGTTCACGGTCGCCAACTGACCGACGATCGTGCCGTTCGCGTTCGACAAACGCGCGCCCGCATCGACTGTCACGGACTGTGCTGCCTTCAGCGAGCCGCCCGAGTTGTCAACGGCTTGCCCGCTTACGTGCAGGCCCGTATTGGCCGTGATGACACCTTGATTGACGATGGTGCCGCCTTGTACGTCGACGCCACCGTTACCGCCGATCACTCCGCCTTGCGCGCCGGTTGAGGTCGTCCCGGCCGCGTTGATCAATTGCCCGGTCGTCGTGATCGACAGGCCGTCGCCGTTCAACGACGTGACGCGCCCCGCACCATTGTCCAACGACGTTCCGGAAATACTCATCCCGCCTGCGCTTTGTATCGTCCCTTGGTTATTCGCGATCGCGCCGCCGTGCACCTGCATCGAGTCTTCCGATACGAGCGTGCCACCCCGATTGTCGAATTGGCCGGACGACTGCACAGTCAGCGGACCTTGCGTCGATACCTTGCCGCCTTGGTTCGAAATGCTGCCCGCAGCGAGCGTTGCATGACTGCCGCTTGACAGGCTGCCGTGATCATTGATCAACGCACCCGCCGCATTGGCATTGACCGCACCCTGTACGCTCGTCGTCGCATTGGAAAGGTTCAGGTCGCCCGCGTTCGCCTTCAGCGAGAGATGGCCGTTTGCAGCCGTTTGACTGCCGGAAAGATTGACGGCGCCACCAGAAATCGACGCGTTGCCGCCTGCGACGTTCTGACCGGTCGCCGTCAGCTGGCCCGTGCTCGACAAATTCAGGTCGCCGCCCTTTCCGACAGAACCGTCGTTATTGACGCCTGCGCCGAGCGTTCCCGTCGAATTGATGCTGCCCGCGTTGACCGTCGTACTTTCCTGCGCCGCAAGCGTGCCACTGTTCGACATCGCGCCGCCGGTCGATACATTGACGTTCTGCTGTGCATACGTCGTGCCGGAATTTTGAATACTGTTCGCGGTGGCGGTCAGGTTACCGCTTGCAGTCGTCTTGCCGGTCAATACCAGTTGGCCATTCGACTGCAGCGTCAGATCGCCCGCTTGTGCGGCAATCGTTCCGGCGTTTGCGACACCCACGCCGTTCTCGTTCGATACGAGGAGGATGCGGTTGCTATACATCCCGCCGAGTTGGCTCACGTCGATCGCAATGGCGGGTGCAGCGCCCTCGCCGGCGATCGGCGTGGCGGCCAGCGTGTCGTGATTGACCTGATTCGCACCTGCGACGACGTTCAGGCTTTTCGCATACATTGCCGCGTTCGCCTGCACGGCACGGGAAATCAGGTCGACCTGATCGACATTTGCGGCATTGAGGCCCGCCCCTTGCACAGAAATCAGGCCACGGGTTACGTTGAACCCGCCGAGCGAACCATCGGCGCCATAGTACGGCTGGCCCGTCGTCAACGTCGCGCGGCTTGTATTGATGAATCCCCCGCCATCGACGACGATGCCGGACGGGTTCGCCAGGATGACTTCCGCGCGGCTACCCGCGACCTCGACATACCCTCGCAATTGAGACGGGTTCGCGCTGTTGACCTGGTTGACGATGATTCGCGCAGACTGGCCCGGACCAAAGTTCGGGTTGCCGTTGATGTAGCCCGCCTGCTGCGTCTGAACGATCGTGGGCGAGTTGTTCAGAATCGCGCCGTTTTTCTGGACGTCGAACTGGTTGTACGTATTCACGGACACGCCAGCGCCCGAAGGCGCAGCGATATTCACCTGCGGCAGGCCATTTTGCGTCTGGATGACGTGCGTGTTGGTGCCCGGCGTCGGCGCGATTTGCGCGCTACTCGGCAGCGGCACACCAAACAGCAAGGCAGCGGCCATCGCAATGGGCCCACATACGACGCGAAATCCCGTCGATCCGAGCGATGCATGCGATCCCCGCACAATTCCGGCCGCACGTGGCGCATTACCGTTTTCCTGAACGACAATCATCGCGCCCCGCGCGCGATTGAACACCACCCGATAGCGATTCTTGTTCATTCTTCGTTCGACGCAGGCCGCGCCTCTGCTTCATATTGCGATTGATCTCAACGTCCACTCGGTCGGACGCCTTTAGTCTAAATCGCAATGAAAATTAGGATGACGATATTTTTCATTGCATACGTCATGACTGCACGCTTCAGGCGCACCACGTGCAATCGATTTCCTCTATCCGAGACACGATCGTAGCAGATGCGACGTACTGCGCATTGTCAGAGATAATCAAATCGATGAGCGAAGTCTCGACTTTCTCTGCCTAACTCAAGACGTATACGCAGAAATATTCACGAATTAACTTTTTAATAAACGTTTTCTAATTGTTAATTCTGAATAGAGTATGCTGATTCAAGATAGATGTGCGTTGGTTTGGCAACCAGCGCCAACGACAAGATTCGATTCCGAATACAAAAAAGCCCGCCAGGAATAAACCTGGCGGGCTTCTCGGGTACATCAGGATGGATACATCGGACGGACCGTTACGCCTGCCCCTGGCTCGCGAGGAAGTCCTCGTAATTCCCGCCGAAGTCGGTCAGCGTGCCATGCGTGGTCACTTCGATGATCCGGTTCGCGAGGCCGCTGACGAATTCACGGTCGTGCGACAGCCATACCCAATCTGATTTCCTGTAACTATCTAGAGGTCAGAATGGCAACTATCGTTCAACGTGGGTACAAATGGCAGGCCAAAATCCGGGTCCAGGGCCAGCCGATCCGCTCCAAGACTTTCGATACGCGGGAGGCTGCGGAGCAATGGGCGACTGAACAAGAGGCCGTCAAGCCAGCCCCTAAGCAACCCCGTAAGGTCCGCGATAAGCCTCCTACGCTCACCGTGGGAGACCTCTTTGCCCGGTACATCAAAGCACCTTTACCGGGTCGCCGGAATGTCGAATGGGAGCGCGGAATATGCCGCCGATTCATTCGCAACGAAAAGAAGCTATGCGCCGTCCCGGCCGCGAAGCTCGACAAGCCGCATTTGGTCGAATGGCGGGACCGACGTATCGGAGAGGTTGCTCCCAGTACAGTGATCCGGGAGCTAGACGCCATATCCGCCGTGTACCGTCTCGCTATAGATGAGTGGGCCGTGGGTCTGACCGTCAACCCGACCAAGGGACTGCGCCGACCCAAGCTCCCGCCTCCCCGTGACGTGCGGCTTGCCATAGGTGATGACGATAAGCTGGTCGCATCCGCTATCGACTACAACCGAGAGATTGCCCCGGCTATCGTCCTCGCGATCGAGACGGCCATGCGTCAGGGCGAGATAGCCAAGCTCCGCTGGGAGCATATCGACCTGGAAGCCCGGACGGTTCTGCTACCAATGACCAAGAATGGATCGCCTCGAAAAGTCCCCCTATCGAGTCGTGCAATCGAAGCTCTTACGTGGTGCCCTCCTCCGCATCGCGGCCGCGTGTTCAAGCTGACGCAATCGGCAATGAAATACGCCTTCAGCCGTGTCCGCGAGGAATGCGGCCTGGGAACCATTCATTTCCACGACCTACGACACGAAGCGACAAGCAGACTATTCGAGAAAGGATTGAATGTCCTTGAGGTAGCAACCATCACGGGCCACAAGAACCTAAAGCACCTCCAACGCTACACCCACCTACGCGCCGAAGATTTGGCGAAGAAGCTGGGCTAAGAGGCTTTCGCGGCGGCTTCTTGGAATGCTCCGCAAGTATCCTAGCTGACGTATCCTTGATCTGCTGTCTAATTACCGCCGCGCGTGTCTCGTCATCGGCCGCGCGCTGCTTTTCCATTTCCTCCAGTGTCGGCGCGTTCGGATCAGGCCCAAGTTGAACCTCCTTCGACAACGGGTGACTGGCCCAGTTCTTTGCACTCGCTATCCTCTCCTGTATGTAGTTCTTCGAGCGCGCGGGAGCAACCAGTGAACCGTCTGCGTCGCGCCTCTCTGGGTACTCGCCGGGTATGTAGATGCTGTACCAGTCGGCAGTGGTTGCGATGCCCCAGATAAACGCCTTCACATCCGTGATTGCGTGCGCAACATCCACGACGACCGGCTTACCCGTCCGCGAGTCTTTCAGAACGGTCCCCTTCACGTTGTACCCGTTCGGTCCACGTAGATTCGCATAGACCGTCTTACCATCTCTGCTCCTCCGATGGAACACCTCTACGATAAACGGCTTACCGAGCATTTCAGCTATGTGGGTAGCCCCTCCGCCGCATGCCCTGTCCATCGCGTCGAATAGCTCATGGAAGCTGGACCCACAGGACATGTCTAGCGTCTCCTGAACGGTAATCCGAACAGGAATAGCCTGACCTCCCAGTACGGTAGGAACATGATTCGGGCCGCTCAGTTCAAAGACAAAATCGACCTTTTCGCGGTCGCGCTTCTTGCCCTCGAATTCTTCCTCATGCGTGCCAAGCTCGAAATAGCCGACGAACCGAGCGCGCGCGATACCCGCAGCCGGAGGGATGTACCCAACGTTAACCGGATCACGCATATTAGGTAGTCGTCCATCCTTAACAGCCTGCTTAACTCGTTTTGCAATGTCGTCGCTCATGCCAATCAACTATTGCCAGCATCTTCATAACCGGTACCTCGCCGACCGGGGATTAGGCTCGCCGAGGAAGCTCAACCTCTACCCTCGCCCAAACCGCTCCGGCATAGTCCGGGTTCGTAGCTAGTTCCTCCACGGTCGAACAAATGAATCGGACATCCTCACCAAGCTCGATCAGGGTTTCTACGTGGCTAACGATCGCCTCTTTTGAGTTGTTGATTGCATCATCAATGGTATCACCCCAAGAATGAACGCCCGGGATGTCCGGAACAATCACACCGTAGACGCTCGCGTCGTCCTTATGGACCACAACTGGAAATTCCACTGATTCGCCCTCCATAGCAGAGAATAGGATAGCAAGGCGCAGCACCGCGCACAAACACCTATGCAAACTGCAATCCTACTCTGATACCGTCTATACTCCATCCACTGCCATCGGGGGCGTTATGGCGTTTGTAAGCGTAAAGAACAAAAACGGCACTTCCAAGAATCCGGCACCTTCCGGATACACTAGCTGGTTAGATTTCTGGGAGAAAAAGAAAGGAAAGAAAGCTGATGTATGTGAACGGCTACACTGCACTTCAAAGGCAGAGGACGGCGGACACGTAATCAAATCCGGCGACGGTCCCAAGGAATACATCCTCCCCCTTTGCAAGGACTGTAACCACCCAAGCAATACATCTGAATTCAAGGCCTGGGAAAACGACTTGATTCCCGTTACCTGATCCACCGTCCGCAAATGTAGCCGACTATACTCGCTCCAGCCGCTGACCCGTGTATGACCATATATCGAGCGTGCGGGCAAGTTTGCCGCTTCGCGTCTGGAGCGCCTTGCGCCTTGCCATATCGGCTTCGCGGGTGCATCGCTGCAAGTCCGTATAGAGCCGGTCCAACCGGGGACTTTTCGTGTAGTTCCGCTCAATCAGTCCCCGGTTCTCTTTCTGCTTACCTGTTGCCGCGTCCACTGCTCGCTTATCAGCCAAGCGGAACTCCCCAAGACCAATATTGCGGAGCCGTAGTACCGCCGTGAGAGGAACGTCTACACCCGCAACGCGGATACAGAAATCGTTTTCCGCTTTCCCCATGGGTGTACGTTCTCTGGGCCGGTACTGGAACGACACTCCGTCAATCTCGATGTGGTCAGCGTGGAACTTGGTCGATATCGTCGTGGGCTTCGCAGACCCGGCCCGTATGTTCTCCTTCACAATATCTCTGATGCTCAACCCCGTGGTCAACGTAGATGTGTCGTAACCGTGCTTGTCCAGGATTGCGGCTACCAGTGCCCGCTGTCCTGTCGATAACGACTTTGATAGTCGGTTGGCTGTGAATGACTGCAAGCCCAAAGCTTCTTTCAGCATATCCGCCATACGCGCCCTATTCCCATTCGCTAATGCTGGGTTAGCGCATAGCATCTCGGTCAGTACCGTAGCCCAATGTGCAGAGCCATCCTCAACGTACACATTGGTTCTGACCGTGACACTCACCCCGGTCGTAGCGGCGAGCGATTCCGCCTTCTCTGCTGCGGGCAGGACAACGGACTTCGCCGCCATCACGGCCCAGTCAGCGGTCGTGATTTCTCTATTCAAATGCTTCGACTCTCCTTCAATGGCCGAGTTACCCCCACGAAATGCGGAATATGTTCCAAGTTGTCACCACCCTCCCTCCGTGGATTCCTCCATTTCCCCGACACCCTCTCATTATTGAGAATTGTTCTCATTTGCAGGCGGGGGTAGGCAAAAATGCGATTCCCCGGCAAGGCGACACCGGCTGGTCAGTGTCGTTTCAACGAGAAACGCAAAATTGCACAAAAGTTACGGAAGAACGGGCCTCTCCGGGGTAGTCAAACCCGAATCAGCCCGAAAGCTCGCCAGATTACGTCGGCAGTTCTCTGGGGTTGTCCGTAGCGAACACACGGTCAGCATCGATAGCGCAATTCGCCTCTTGGGCGAGATGCAACCACAGGCCAGGAACCAGGTTGGCTCGACAATGATCCGCCCATTGCTCCCATAGCTCTTTACGCTTCTCCATCGGGCTATCTGCGGCCTTACCTCGCCCTCCCTTGGTACGTTGCGCACCGAGACCAAGACGCCGGGTAAGCTGGCTATCCTCCCTTACAAGCTTCTCCCGTGCGGAGATTTTCGGGTTCGGCTTCTCGGTCGATAGGTCTCGCGTCGGAACCGTGTATCCCTCTCGGTCAAGTTCCTCCGTCAGCTTGTCAATCTGCGCCCGTACCATAGCGAGGCGCTTCGCCTGCATCTCATCCACCGTGGTCCACGATACGCGCATCGCAAGGATCGCCGTCAGGTGTTCATTCTTGCTCGCCAATCAGTACGCCCCCTTGTTCTGAATGTTGCTCATCATCTTCCGCAGCACGTCAGGCAATCTGGCGACCTCTCTACGCCGACACGGGGCACGTCCGGCTCGGCGGTGGTGCTCATGAAGTTGCACCGCATCACGCGGACAATGGAACGACACACGGGCCATCTGTGTAGCGGGAGTCGGGATCGTCACTCCCGGCCCTCCTTCTCGGTGCGTGCTGCCAATTCCGCCTCGATAGCCTCGACACGGGCCATGATCTTCCGCGCATCCTCCGGCTGTGTCTCGCAGAGCGCGGCAAATGTGTAGGCCAATACGTCCCGCTCCGTGCGCATCTGCTCGATAGTCCGCCCTGCCATCACGACACCGCCGACAGAATGCGTTGGAGTTCGGCCTGTGCTGCGTCGGCTTCCTGCCTACGCGACAACTCGTCTTGAAGCTTGCGTATCTCCGCATACTGCGCGTTGTGTCGCTCGTTCACGGCCCGTACGTCATCCATTTCCGCGACACCTCCCGTGAACTGCCGCCGCTTGAGGTCAAGCTCTTTCGACAAAATCGCGTACCGCGCCTTCGCCTCGTCAATTGCCTGCGTCAGACGAGATGCGGCTCGAAGTCTTCTACCGGCTTCCACCACGGCCCGGAGGCTGCGCAATTCCTCAGCTACCCGTGCAATTGCCGGTTCAAGCTCTGTTTTCGCGGCCGGTTGCTTGTACGTTCCGTCCGGGTATAAGTGATCGGACGCAAAATGGAAGATACGCTCAGCATCCTTCGGGACTTTCGGAGCCTTTGGCTTGAAAATCTTACTGATCAATATAGTTATCCTTATCGAATGAGGCCCATCCGAAAAGACAGGCCGCCTACGGTTACTGGAGGGTAATGACCTGTGGCGCAGCGATGATCTTCGCGTCTGCGTACTTGGTGATCTTCAATGCGGTCTTGTTTTCTTGCAGGAGGTGGATCACCTTCGGACCATCCGACGTGTCCACGGCGATATCAGCTTGATTGCTACGCTCGATCCATTGCGGACCATCGAACACAGCCGTTCGCTTCACGTCCACCAGAATCAGCTTTCCGTCCGGTACGGCAAGAGACGGGACGGCCTGGAGCGTCTTGTATGTGCCACCGCGGGGTCCAATATCAGGATTGGCGGCGTCCTGCAAGCCAGTGAGGGTCGTCGGGTTGCCGATCCAGCACGCAGTACGCAAATCGCCGTCAAAGGCCGCAACGCCCTCCTTCACGCTCGCAGCAGCCTTGCCCTGCTTTGTGAACAGGTCAATAACGGCCGCATCCGTTGCGTTGTTCACCGCCATTTCAAGCTGTTCCTGCACGTACTGCACCACCGCTGCGCTGTAGTTCGTGGCCGCAAGAAGCGTGTCATCGAACACCATGACGACGCCAAATTTTCGGAAACTCGAAAGCACCGCATCAATCGTCGGCGCGACGGCCGGGAACGTGTCCCCCTCACCAATCTCAACCGCCTGCAACAACTTGTCTTGCGTCAGCGCACGCACATTCGGCGGAAGTTGCGGCGCTCCCATCTGAGCTAGCGCGGTAATGATCGGCGTCGTAGTCGGCGGGTACAGCACGCCGGGGGCTTGCGTCGGTCGATAGAGTTCCGGATTGTTCCCGGTCGTTGCAACCGGGACGGCCGCCTTGGCGAGGATGTCGTGATCCGTCTCAATGGAAGCCAGAATGGCCTCTGCGTGAGTCATCGAAACGGCTTTACGGATTTGCTCTGCTGCGAGATTACGAGTCATGGTCTCCTTGTGGGTAGTGGGCTGTGCGCTCTTGAATGCAGTAATTGCGGCGTCTGGATTGGCGGGAACAGCGACTAGCGACAGTTCATGTACGCTCGCCCTCTTGATTCGGCGGCCACCGTTCGGCAAAGGGTCCATGTCCTTCCTGCTCGCGATGAAGCCAATGGACACGCCCTTGATTACGCCGGACTTGACGCTATCCCAAGCCTCGTCAGTCCGGTCCTTCACGACGCCGGGAGTAGCTACCTTGGCAATCTTCGCCTTAAAAGGGAGGCCGTGAGGCGTCGGCACGCCGAAAGTAACCGTTCCGATTGGCTGTGAATGGTCGTGATTCAACAGGAGCGCAGCCTCTTTCTCGAATGCAAGTCCGAACGGTTCTACGATGTCACCGTGTCGGTCAGTGCGCGGCGTGGAGGCGATACCCTCAATCTCGCGCCTCTCCGCTCGAAGCGACTTAATCTCGATAGACGAGAATGATTTTTGCAAAGTAGTCCTTATTTGTTAGTTGTTGATGCCGGAAATATCAAGAGCGAACCCGCCCCGGCTTCTACGGATTCGCGGTACGAGTCAGTTACAGCAGACCGTTACGGATTTGATAGGCAAATCCCCCTTGCTCGGTCATCCTCTTACGTAGCTGGATATCTACAATCGATTGGAACTGCGGAACCATGTTGGCCACGTCCGCGTCCGTCAACCCGCCGCGCCCACCGTTGAGATTGACGGTAAAGTGCGGTCGCTCGCTACTGATGCCCGACGCGGCAGGAGACGGAGCGAGAGTTGCAGCGATACCGCCTGTCGCGAAGTGGGTCATATGACCGGAGTTGATCGCCTCCAGCAGGCTCCGGTACTTCTTCGTGGATGCCGCATTGATGACGAACTCCCCGTTAGAGAGCATCGCCGGAATGCTGTCGCTCGTTCCCGTGCCGGGACCGCTGATCGCCCCGCCAGACGCGAAATGACCAACCGGGCCGCCCTCGCTAAAGAACGAGAACGCGCTCGCCATGCTCTTGAACGCTGCAATCTCAGCTTGGCGCAGGGCGATCTTTGCGAGGTCGGCGAGCACGGATGTAGCGAACGAACTAAAGCTTGCCTTACCCGTTGTGATGAACGTATCAAGGCCACTACTAAGCGAATCGAACGCGCTGCGGAATCCGCTCGCGATAGCCTCGGCGGAGGTTTGTGACGAACCGACAAGGTCTATGTAGTTCTTTTTGAATTGCGCCCCAAGCGACTCGCGGACGGCCTGTATCTCCTCTTGATGTGCCTGATACGCCTCAATGTCCCGCCGGTAGAATTCTCCTGCAATGCGCGTGCGCTCCTGATATTCCTTCTGATCGGCTGTCGGACCGCTGTAGGCTTCCGCAAGGGACGCCATCTTGCGTTCGAATTGATCGCGCAAGGACGCAAGGCCGTCGTACCTCGCCTTTTCGTCAACCAGCATAAATCGAGTGTGCCGCTCGTCGGCATACTGGTTGACTTGCGTCCCGTAGGCCGCTGCCTCTTGCATCGAGAACTTCGCAACGTTCGCAACACGCTGGGCCGATAGCTTTTCAAGGGAGCTATTTAAATCCTTGTCGATCTGCTCGCGCTGCGCGACAAGATCAGTATATGCAGCGTTCGCAGTCTCGTACACGGACTTCTCTTTCTTGGCTGAGGCAATTTCTGCGCGCTGCTTGGCGTTCGCAATCTCTTGGTCTAACGCCTTCGCCTGGATGTCATGCAAGCGCTGGAAATACGTCTCAGAGTCAACTAGTCCAATCTCATGTTGTGCCTTGAGCGTAGATTCGGAACGCTTCGCCTCTTTCTCGATTAGCCGATTTGCCGCCTCAAGCCGCGCGATTTCCGAGTTCTGCCAATCCTCGCTAACGTGGTGACGCGTCTTTCTCGCATACAGTTCGTTAATCCGAGAGATGTTACCTTGGTGACGCTTTAGCGCTTCCTCGTACTTCGCGGAGTTCTTGTCGAGGTCTAGAGTAGCGTTTGCGAATGCTTCGTTCTCTAGCTGTAAATCTAGACTCTGTCGTTCCTTCGGCGTGGCGTACTTGTTCGACCGGAGGTATTCTCCGACGCGGACTGCGGCGTCTCCTCCCTTAGCATCCTTCTCGCGCTGCTTTCTAAGCTTCTCCTGAGTGTCGAACTGAGCGCGCATTGCGTTTAGCTTCGCCAGTTCGACAGCAAGATTCCGCTTACTGGCCTCAAGTTCCGACTCAGGTACTGTCGCCTTCCATCCTTCGATCGACTTCCGCATATTGTCGACCAACTCCGCCTGAGCCTGTAGCTTCTCGATAGCCCCTGCGGGAGTGCCTATGTTCATCACGGCGGCAGAGTAGTGATTGACCGTCGCAATCAGCGAGTTAAACCAGCGCTGTACGTAGCCTATGTTCTGCTCGGCGTTCTTCGCGAATGTGTCGTGTGCGCCTGCTAGGTCACGGAGAATTGCCTTGTACGCGCTGGCCTTGTCGCCAGCCTTTACGAAACCCTCAATTTCCTCGATCTGGGCCGCGTTGAATACGTGGTGTGCCTTCTGGTATTCAGCAACCCACTTAAGTACGTCATCCTGAATCTTAGCTATCGATTCTGCGGCCTTGTCTATGCCGATACCGATATCCGAGGACATCGCCAATGCTGCTTTAGTCGCAATCGCGAGATTGTCGCCGGTAGCCGCGCCGGTAGCCGCAACAGCGGCCATCGCCTCACGCACAGCGCTAAGGGAAGTGCGCGAGTCCTGTAGACGGTTGGATATAAGGGCCATCTGTTCGGCCGTCAAACCCATATAACCGCCGCTAGACGCTATCGCCTTGTTGAACTGCTGCGCGGACTCGTAGCCCGCATACATCTGCTTGGCGAACAGGAACGCTGCCCCCGCGCCAGCCAAGAGGCTAATTCCAAGCGGCGACATGACTAGGCTAAGGGCGTCTGCCGCCTCTGCCATAACGAGCATTGAGCCGCCGAATCGCTTCCATTGCCCTTGCGACGCCTCATGCGCCAACACCAGCATTTCACGGCGCGCGGCGGAGTTATTGAGGCTGAAAGAATGCGTCGCCTTTGCCGCTTGCTGGATAGCTGCTGCTTGTGTTGCGAATGCTTGGGTAACGCCGCGTGCGGCCGCCTGCTGATTCAGCATCTCAAGGCGCGTTTTACCTGCTGTCGCCTGTAGTCGATCGTACTGGTCTACGAGTTTCTTGGCTTCCCGCGCGGTGAGGTTATAGCCGTTGCTCGCAGCCTCCTGCATCGCACGTTGTACGGCTTCATGCTTTCGCCGCACTTCCTCCTGTGATGCGTTAAGCTGGGCGTTTGATGCCCGGAGTTGGTTGATACCCGCCTGAGCGCCCGAGGCATCAACTGAAACACGAATTTGTTATGTTGTTATTGGATGTCGCTATTTGTTTTCTCCTCTTGAGTTAATAGACGCCGAACACCAGAGTTCCCGGCATGGGCGTGCGGTGGTCGGAGGGCGAATCGGAGTAGCGCCAGCTGATCCCGCTTGCATCGATTGCCACAATCGGAACCGGGGCATTCATCGAGACATGCTGGAACAGCCAATCAGGGATAAAGGCCCAGAACGGAGTCCCGCTTGATAAGTCGGCGGCAACACTACCTGAATTACCGGCGACCCATTGGGCGTCCTTGGTTCCTAGTGGGTCAATCTTGACGACTCCCGCTACGCGCCCCGCCCGTGAAGTTGCATCCAGGAGTGTGCGGCCCTTCTCGTCCCAGATTTGAAGGCCGACGGTCAATGTTGCGCCTCAATCTCGCTTGCAAGACGTTCGGCCTCATTTCGCAGCAAACTGCATACAGTGAGGTCTCTTTCCGCCGCGATGTGACGCAAACGCTTTAGGAGTTCCGGCGAGATGCGAACGCCGACCACACGGGATACTTCCGGGTCATATGCGCTCTTTCGAGTGTACGGCCCAATCGGGCTTGTCATATGTAGTCCTAAAATATTGAAGGAAGTTAACAAACAGAAACACGGCCAAGCGGCTATGTGGCTACGGTTCACCTTGCACGTACCTGGGGCATTCAGCGGGTATGCCTACCCATCGGGCGAGGTTCCTCCTCTCCTAAGCTAGGCCATGTTTTACATCGTGAAATAGATGACGCAAGCGGGCATCCTCTCCTTAGCTGTGTGGTGTTTTATATCGTGGAATATGCACGAATCATGCAGAGTAACTGACCGGCTGCCACACCATCGCGGCGTTACCGATCCACACGCACAAACAAATGAGCAACAGGATTCCGTGCTTCATGCAGCCTCCTGCGCGATGTCGCTAGCGTTCAGCGCTGCATCTAGCACGGCGTATTTCGATTCAAGCTCATCAAGCTCCGTCGCAAGCGCGAGCATTCGATCCTCCATATCCGACGACATACACATGGCGACCTCGAACGAAGTCATCCGGTCCACATCCTTCCCCGCGAACACCTTGCGGGCATCTACTTTCTTTCGATCGGGAGCGGCGATCCAGCCATGTTCCCCACAAAGGCCGCCGCGCGAAAACGCGATACGTGCGCGAACAAGTTGCATGTGTGCTGATTGATGCATGTTGCTCAT